CTTACCGCTAAAGCTAATCTCGGTAATTCCCTCACAAATAAACTTTTTGTTTAGCAAATGTCCCGAGTTTGTTTTCCAACCCTCAACATTAAAGCGGTTATCGTGTGTGTAGCGTGTAAAGTTGTCGATTGCTTCCTCTAATGCTCGGTTAAATGTTTCTTGACGTGTACCTACTATAATTTGAAGCATTTTATAAATGTTCTTCATTGTAAAAGGTACTTTCTCCTGTTCCTCTACAAATTTATTAATGTCTTTCATTACGCCCGAAGTAACATACTTTGCCATATTCATTTTGTTAAATATATGATTCCAAGACTGCTTTTGTATTGCCTTACCAAATTGCGCCTTTTCAGTTACGGTCTTATCGTAACCAACCGATAACGATATTTTGCCAAGTCCGATTTGAGCTGTCATATAATTAATTGTATCAATACTTTCTTTCATTTGGTCAAAAGCCTTCATAGTTCCAACGTATCTATTAACCAATGCCCTTACTTCGTTGTATTGCATCATTCCATCGCCTTGTTCCTCCTCCTCGTCCTCGTCCATAAAGAAACCCTCAAACTCAAAATCGCTTTTTGAAATTGGCTTAAATAATCGAATTAATCCAATATCAATACCTGTAGTACGTTCAGCATCAGAAAAACAATCACCTAAATTTTCAGTAGTTCCATACTGCTTAATAAGGCTTTGTAAGTTGCGATTATCTAAAGTGGTAATATTACACAGGCTTACAATTTCGCAACCGTCAGGGGCAACCTCCCAAGCGTGGCGGATATGTCGCTCTGCATTGCTAAAAGGAGGGTTTAAATATATAGCATTAATATGGCTTATTTGCTCTGGTTTACATTCAAAAAAGTCATCGCCTAAAATAGTACATTTGTCTTTTAGTATCTTTTGGCAATTCTCGTTAATTTCAAATGCGAGTACTTGTTTCGCTCCGTGTTCTTTGCAGTAGTCGACTATATGTCCGAACCCAGCGGACGGTTCTAATATAATTTTGTCTTTACAATCTAACTGCATTAACTCGATTGCGTGTAGTGGCGTAGGGTATAGCTCTTTATGAAACATCGTAATTCATTTTGCTTTCAAATGTTAAATATTCTACCTTACCTAAACTGATTAATTTATTTATAATAATTTCTACATCTTCATCTAAAAAACAAGAGTTGCCATTGTCAATTACTTTATTTATATGAATCGTTCTAAATAAATTATTAATCGTATTAGTTGTTACTCCGCACATATCCGCTATCTGTTTACTTGTTTTCATTTCTTTGCGTATTCAATTAATATGTTTAATGCTTCGGTTATTGCTTTTGGCGTGTATTCTATTTCGTTTATTTTACCCAGTCGCCAGTCTTGGTAGTGTTGGATTATCTCAGTTGCTTGTTTTAATGTCATTTCTTTAATACTTTAGTTATTATTCCCTCTACTGATTTCGGGTCTTTCTCGTGTGCCATTAAGAAGTTACAAATTAAAGCCTTATCTAAGATATTGTAGTTCATAATGTACTCAGCATTTTTTTTCGTTACATCGTAAAAGGCGGTTATTCCCTCAGTGGATACATTATAAAACTCATTATACAATTTAGTTTGTTTATCTAAACTTGGATATAGTGCCGTTAATTGGCTTTGTAAGGCTTTGTTTTTAAACTTATGGTCTATCTGTTTAAGTTCATCTAATATTTCAATAGAGCGCTGGAAAAGTACGCTTAATTCGACTACGTTATAACCGATGTATTGCTCTTTTTTTAGTTCAATATTTTCCATTCCGCTACTGCTTTTTTTAGTGATTCAATTAATTCTTTTCTAACGTAAAAGGTAATCGGTTTCTTTTTGTTTTCTACTGGTTTACGTCCAGCTCCATCTCTAGCACCTCCTCTAGTTTCTACTACATTTCCCGCTAATTTAAGTAGGTCTTTGTTTTTCTTTTGTTTCATTTTAAATATATTTTATTGCGTTTAAAACTTCTGCTTGTGTTTTATATATTCTTGTTTTTGTGCCGTACGTTCTATTAGTTGCGTAATAACCAGTTCTAACTCCCCCGTTAATTGTAACTCCTAATTGAAATCCTTTTTTGTTAAGTTTGTCTTGAATTGTCATCTCTATTCGTTTTAATTGTTATTAGCTTTATTGCTGGTACAAATATAAATATATTTTTGAATAAAAAAAACTTTTAATCAAAATAAGTGAAAAAAAACCCAACTTTTTTAAGGCTGGGAGTTTTTGCAATTAGACTAAATCACTTAAATCAACAGGTTTAAATCCATCGGGTTTCAATATTTTGCCCTCAGCATCTCGCAATATTTGACCGTTTGGAAATTTACTCATATTATTCTCGTGAACTCGGTTAAATGCTTCTTCAAATATATTACTCATTCCGTGCTGGTGTATAGTTCCAAGTAGTACATACATTTGGTCCACTAAAGCATCAAGTATCTCAACTTTATCGTGGTCGTGGCACGCAGTAAGGTATTCTCGGTTCTCCTCTTTCATTAGATTATAGCGCAATGTGTAATCGTTGTATTTCGTAAGGCTTGGCGATTCATTTATAAGTTGCCTGCCAATAGTCATAAATTCTTTAACCTTGTTTTCCATCTTTCAGTATTTTGTGGTATAAATTATTAATTCTTTCCGAGTTGTGTCCTCTTTTGTAGTAGTACTCTAGTACTCGTTTAATCCTTTGTAGTTTGTTCATTTTTCCAAAGTTGTATTACTGAAATCGACTTATCTAAATCGCTTTTAAATTCTCCTTTTTTCTCAGCACGTTCAAGGCGCTTAACAATATCGAAAAGGTACGCGTTCCACCCTCTTTCTTTAGCTACTTTATAAAGTGTGCCTTTACTATTGTCGTAGTGACTAGGAGTGTTTATTTCTTTCATAATATATTTTTTTAAATTAACCGCCCTAAATTAATAAGGCGGTATTGTTGGTTGTTAGAACGGTAAATCATCAATAGTTGGTATCTCGTCCATTGATGGTTGTGCTTCCGTAAAAGGTGCGCTTTCTTTTAAATTTGCAAAGTAAAATTTTTCTTCCTTTGTCGCTCCTTTGAAAGTACCTCTAATACTCGCTTTATCGCCATATTGCCCGACCTCATCCTTAACGTAAACATCTACATTTAAGTAAATACGTCCGTTTTTTTCAGACTTTGAAAATGCTTTGTGTCCTGCTTTTGCCATTTCCAAAAGTTTGGAAAAATCTATTGAACCATAAAAATTTAATGCCATAATAAAATATATTTTAAAAAGCGGGCAGTAAGTTGCAGTACTACCCTCACTGCTTAATTATTAATAGTTTTTTTCCTGTTCAGCAGTTACGCTATATTTACTTTTTATTTGCGCCATTGTAGCGTTATTTACTTTCGCCTTTGCTAATATTTCAGCCGTTGCTTGTGGTTTTGGTTGTACTGCTTTTTGAGCGTCATCATCTTCCGAACCAATCCCGCAAATAGAACTTAAAGCGTAGCGCCTAGCGTATGTAACACCACTTCCATACGCTTGTGCATCGTTTTGATTCTTGCAAAATATCTCAGCATAACTTTCAAAAGTTTCGCCTGATTCGTGCATTAAAACGGTCTTAACAAAGTTTTTACCCTCTATAAATACTAAAGGTTGTAAAAGTACGATTCCGTTATTGTTTAAGGCTGGAACTACTGCAGAAAGTACATCGTTTAAATCTGCATATTTATTTTTAAAGAAAGGATTAACGCTACCTTTTTTAGGTGTAGTCATTTCTAATTGTGCCTTTACTAATGCTATTGCTATATTTTTCATAGTATTAAAATTTGATTGTTATACTCGATTTTCTCGGTGTAGTCGATACTTTCGGCACCTCATTGCCATAGGTGTCTAAAACGCTTTGTTTTTGCGCTAATTTTAGTAATTCAACTCTGGCATCTAAATCCGACTTTAAAACATTGTAAACCTCATCGTCTGAGTAGTTCAAAGTATTACCACCATTAACAGGCGTAAATTCAACCCCCATAACCGTCTGTTTTTCTTCGGGAATATGTTTCCTTATCTCGGTTAGTGCAGTGCTTATAACCTCGTTTAAACGTGCTAAATTAGCAGTAAATTGCATCGGGTCTACGTTACCGCTTTCTAGTAGATTGTCTACCATTCTTTTGCCTGTTAGAATAGCTTGTTTTTTTGTAAAAGTCGCATCATACATTGATACAAAGTCCTGTTCTCTTAATTCTAAAAATGTGTTTTTAGTTGCTCCCATCTTGTAAATCTTTTAGTAGTTGTGTTAAAATTTCTTTTGCCTCGTTTAATTGGCTTTGAAGTTTAGCGTTTTCTCTCTCCAACGCTTCAATCCTCTGTGATTGGTAATCTTTTAGTTGTTCCATTTGATTAATTTTTTTACAAATATAATACTTTATTTTGATTAAACAATACTTTTTTTCAAAAAGGACAATTATTTTTTTCTTTAGGTATTAAATCTTTGTACTCTCGTTTGATTTTCTCAGCTATGGCTTCTCTAATGAAATGCCCAATATCGACGTTGTAATACTTCATTTTTTGAAGTGTTTTATGTTGTATTTCTGTAATCCTTATTACCTTTGTTTGTGTATATTGTTTCATAATTGTAATGCATTTATAGCTGTTAGCAGATAGTTATAGGGCATTTAAGAACGACCGACAATCAATCCGTATTCGAACAAATTATTAGTAAATCCTTTTACTTCTACTGCGCATTTTAGCAGGTATTCTTTTGTAAGTTTTTTATTTG